ATACTTTGTACATGCTTAGCTTCCGTACAGTCCACTCCCCCTTTACGGAGGGAGCGTCTGAGTTCTTTTGCTTTCTTAGCGTTCATCAGCCGTTATTATTAAGATCATACCACGCTTTAATACACGCTCGTACGACATTTGCTTTACTAACACTCATTCCTGTTTGACTTTCCAATATATCCCTGATGTCATCAACATCGTCAATGAGATCTTTGGCTACTATTGAGAAGCTGTTACATTTCACACGCTCTTTAGACGGAGCATGTGAAACTGAGTCTGCATATCCTTCTTTCATGAGTCATTCCTTATACGTACATACTCGGTTAGCGCACTTGAAAAGCTACAGCCACGAAGACTGATCGCATAGTAAGTGAACTCTTTTGAGCGGTGAACTGAGATATGATGATACTCACCAGCTTGATAGTAATAAGACATAGGAGTATCATAGACCGTTTTCCAGATCTCTTTTTCCTTCTTCTCATCATTCTCGTCCCACTGTGTAGGTAGGTCTGATGGCTCATCTGTTTCATGAGTTTCACTAAAGTAATACCCATACACTGGAGCTTGAGTTCTTATAAACATCTCAAGTATTGAGTAGATGACTTTCATTTCTTGGTAAACTAAAGGATACTCCTCTTTCATAGTCTCATAGTCCCACATCTCAGGCATAAACAGTCCATCTTCATCCGAGCTTTTATACACATACCAACCATCTGAGTTGGCAACCTCTGAATTTTCCATAAGCATTCTCCGCTTAATTAAACAATGTATAAGTTATTCAACCTATACTAACTATTATACTAGCGATTAAATGACTCTAAAGCGAGTTGTTTAAGCACTTTTAATATACCAAACGGGAAGATCTTCGCCGTCGATTTGAACAACCTTTTCGTCTTCCACCGTTGTAATAACTATAATCTCATGATTACTTAGTTTGATAGGCTCTTCTTCCGTACCTTCAGCCAAGAGGTCGTACTCCCATTCGCTGTACTCCTCCCAAAACCTATCTTCAGCCTCAATTTCATTTTCATTGATTTCGTGGCTCCCAGTATATAGCACTTCATCGGTCTCTAGCAATTCCCTAACCTTTTGAGTCAGCTCTTCGCTACCGTCGAGAGTTTCTTTTTCTAATGACATTTTAAACCAGATCATACATCTCCCCCATAACCGTTAGCAATTCTAGGGCTACAGTTTTCTGAGATAAAATCCCAGACACGACCCCAACCTTGATACCATTCTCCGTCTTCTTTAACCCTTATGACTTCGTGCAGTGCTTGGTCGTAGGCTTCCCCACCCCCAGTACTAAAACAAAGAATTAAGCTATTAGTAGAAACATCATCTTTTTTCTCGTTCCACTCATTAGGAGCATGACGTCCAGAGGTTGTTTCACTACCTATACCATGACAGTATTCCTTGTCATCACCGAACCCAAAACCCGAAAAGCGGTCTTGGTCTAAGCAGCGGACAAGATAATCCAGCCATTGATATACATTGACATTCTCGTCCCACAGTTTTTGGGCATTACTATTATTGAGTTCAATGATAGTATAGTATTGAGTCTCTTCGGTTCCTATATCTATCATAGGTATATAGCCATCTTGCTTTTCAGCTTGACCATGTTCCCACGCTCTAAAGTAACAACCGCCACCGTATGACGAGATTACAAAGTCTTCTGGATTGTAGTCAAAGTATTGAATATTCCAGAATTCATTGTAGTCTTTTATAGCTTTGTTGAGAGGGGTTAAAGCGACTGAAAAATCTTTTAATACATTTTCAGACATTTGATTCCTCCGATTAATTAAACAATGTTAATAAACTTTTTATTAACCATACTATTATACTAACGATTAAGTGAGTGTAAAGGAGTTGTAACTACTTTACAAAGTAAGTAAGTACTTACTTACCTGACTGTTTTAGGGGACACTCAATATTTAGTTAGTGATCACTATCACTGGAGGTCGCGAAAACTCGTTCATAAGTAAAGAGGAATGGGCTATTGGTATATAGGGTTGCGTAAAAGAAATAATAAAAATGTAAAAAAGGGACAGTTTAGCCAATAGCCCAATAGCTTTTGATTAGAAATATAGTAAACAGAAGGAGTGGGGTTATATTGAGCTGGGCTATTAGCCGAGTATTGGTGGAATTGGGGTAATAAGTGAGTAGTATTTTGGTAAGAATGCATGATGATGACGTGTGTTGTAAAATAGAGTGTTTACTTTTAAACAGTGGTGCCTATATAATAGAACTCTGGTATTCAACTAGGTTTTCCTTGTTTCAGAGGAAAACAAGGAAAAGGTACAGATGTCGAGAACAAAAGGATCGGGAACTCTCACCCCTCAACAAGAGAAATTCGCTAGGAACGTTGCCAAAGGCATGAATAAAACGCAGGCTGCCATTGCAGCTGGGTACTCGGAGAAAAACGCTCAAAGAGCTGGTACTATGCTTGCCAGTAAGAGTAATCCTAAGGTACTTGACCGCATCATTACTCTTCAAGAGCGTGCAGCTTACCGAGCAGGACTGGACCTCGGAACTCATTTAACAGATTTGAAGGATATTCGTGATGGGGCAGTGCGCAATGGGGCTTGGTCTGCTGCGGTAACCGCAGAGGTCAGTCGGGGAAAGGCTGCTGGCTTGTATGTGAACAGGTCGGAGCTCACAGTTAACAAGGTAGAGACCATGAGCAAGGATGACATTCTTGCCAGAATGCAACAGTTATATTACGAGACGGGAGGAATCTTGCCTCCTGGAACTGTAATAGAGGGAGAGAGCACGACGCTCGACGATTAGACATAGGACTCCCCTTGGTACACAACTTTCGCAGAACCAATTAAGGCGAGTTAGGGAGGTCTAGGACCTCCCGACTCTAGACTCTAGCCCTCAGGATCGAAGTTAGGACCGTCAACAATGACTAAATAGCGCATTGTGACAATGTCGTACTTCAGATCCGCCCAGTCAAAGTAGTGAGACTTCGCACATTCGCTTAAAGTCTTACCTTTAGCAAACTCCGCACGTTGTCTGTGTTTCTCTGCTTGAGCTTTTTTCATACGCACATCATTAATAGCGAGAGTATTGTCCAGGAGCCCAGCTTCTTCCATCTGAGCTTTGAACCCACTACTTTTACCACTTGATTTGCGATTAGCTTGAGTAACCAGCACTTCAAGAGCAGACTCTAGATCAGAGTCGCCAGCGATGGCAATTCCGACTAAAGCTTGAGCATCTTCAAGGTTAGGTTTTTTAACATTAGCTTGATCTTTCATAACATTTTCCGATTATGAGTTAAACACACCCTAGCAGCCAGGACTAGGAATTAAGAAACTCATTTACTTAATAACCATTATACGCCTGATAACGTGAAAGTAAAGGGGTAGATTTAGATTTGTAAAGGCTTGCCATCGGTGTATTTGTAAGGGCTTGCCATCGGTGCAATTGGGCTTTCTTGCCATTGCCAAAAACGCAATACTACATTACAATACACCAATGCCCAATGCCCTGATAACTATACACTATTACATTCTAGATTCGGGCTAAAGGGTAGCGAGAGAATCTCGATTTTTAGACGAGCTTTCCCCTCGGGTTGTTTTCACCCCGATTAATCAGCGGTCACTGATTCTACTCTTTAGCTTCTAGGATCTAGTAGCGAACCATTCTTGATATCATAGTTGATATCAGAATATCTGTATGAAGGGTGATGCCCATTAGGCACTTTCTTCATCGCTTCAGCTACTGTCATCCCGTCAGCCATATCCACACGGTTAAGTATGTAGTCCATTCTAGGACTTTTAGGACCACGGCTTAATACCATGTCATCCTTTAGTCCGTAGCTTTTGCTACCTTTACCAGTGTTGATTCTAGTAAACACGTCTAAACATGCTTGACCTTCATCATCGCCAGCTAACTTATCGCGGAG